GAGTCTTTATCTCTACATGGCAGTCGATCTATAAGCTTCCTGGTACTTGGTTCGAGCAGTTTGGTGCTGTGTTTGGTGATGAGGTACATAACTTCAAAGCTAAGTCTTTGTCTGGTATTATGAACAAATCCAGGGAAGCAGAGTTCCGGTTCGGGACTACTGGTACATTGGATGGAACACAAACGCATAAGCTTGTTCTAGAAGGTTTGTTCGGTAGAGTATATCATGTAACTACTACCAAGAAGTTAATGGATGCTGATACACTAGCACAGCTGAAGATTAATGTGCTACTACTAAAGTATCCGCCAGAGGTGTGTAAGGACATTATAAATAGTAAGGATTACCACTACGAGATTGACTACCTTGTTGGTAACGTTAAGCGCAATCGACTAATCCGTAACTTAGCGCTTGATCAAGAAGGTAACACTCTGGTCCTGTTCCAGTTTGTAGAAAAACATGGCAAAATCATCTACGATTTAATCAAGGATAAAGCACATGAACGGCGTAAGGTTTTCTTTGTATCAGGTGAAGTCGATGCTGAAGTCAGAGAAGAAATACGTGGGATCGTCGAAAAGCAAAAAAATGCTATCATTGTTGCTAGCCTTGGCACGTTCTCCACGGGTGTAAACATTAAGAATCTACACAATATTATTTTTGCCTCACCGTCCAAGTCACAGGTGAAGGTACTGCAGTCTATTGGACGTGGATTAAGAAAGTCTGAAGACGGTAGAGCAACTACACTGTATGATATCGCTGATGATATGCATATGAAACAAAAAAAGAACTATACTCTTCTTCATGCTATTGAACGTATGAAGATTTACAAAAGAGAAAAGTTCGACTATGATGTATTCGAGGTAACTTTATGACTACCACAGAAGAAACAGATGTGAACTATGATGAAGAAGGTCCTAAAGTATTCAAGTTAACTACTGGCGAAGAAATCATTACTACTGTAACTCGTACTACAGAACATTACTTTGTCATCGAAGTACCTTTGGAAATCAGATTTAATACTATGAAAGGTAGCTTATATCTAACTAAATGGAAGTTCGGTGCAGACTATAGTAAGGTGATGACTTTAGCTGGATCTTCTGTAGTATCAGTATCTGTTCCTGAACCAGTAGTTGTTGAAAATTACTTTGAATTTAGAAAAGGATTTATTGAGCATCTGTCAGTACAGGAAGAAGAAGAGTACGAACAAATTGAGGTTAACCTTGTAGAGGATGATTCACCAACTCTTCACTAAGAAGGTATATCCTCCGACCCCGAAACAGTAAACAGATTATATACTATTTTTATCAATTTGTAAATCCCCTTTTTTCATTTTACTTCTATCGAATTTTATGGTAGAATAGCATAACAATTGAATAGTTAAGGTTTATCCAGTGAGTAAGAAAAAGTCTAAAAATTATATTAACAATAAAGATTTTTCAGCTGCAGTATGCGATTATGTAGAATCCTATAACGCACATAAAGGCGCTGATAAACCGATCGTACCTAATTACGTGGCTTTGGGGTTTAAACAAATTGCCGAAGGTTTGTCGCATAAGCCTAACTTTATCGGGTACTCTTACCGAGATGAAATGGTAATGGATGCGATTGAGAATTGCCTTAGAGCTATCCGTAACTATAACATCGAAGCAGCTACACGTACAGGAAAACCAAATGCTTTTGCTTATTTCACTCAGATCTGTTATTATGCCTTTCTTCGGAGAATCGCCAAGGAAAAGAAACAGAAAGAAATCAAAGATGAAATTATAGAAAACGGATTTACTAGCGATATGCTAGAGATCAGTGCTAATCAGGATGACTATTCCAAACAGATTACAATTTCATATATAGAAGAAGTAAAAAATAAACTACGTGAGAACCAAGAAACAACTGATGAAGAATATGTGAAACCCCAATCGTCTTTGCCTAAGCGCAGAGTTCGTAAGACTAATGATTCGGACCTAACGGAGTTTCTATGAAGAATTATAAGCTAAAAGAATTCATTGAAGTGGTTGAAAGCGCAGATATTATCTACGGTGAAGTTTCACTTAACGCAGCAACTAAGATTCCTGCACGTGTTAAGAAAAAGTCCGTACTTGAACAGCTTAAATCAATCAAGAGAGAAACACTCTACATGACTTCTATCGGTTACTATGGTGACTTGAAAGAAGACAAAAAAGGACGAAAGATTTTAAAGGTGCTATAATGACAGATGAACCCCTTTTCGATTTTGGATTTACTATCGTCGATGAACAGGAACTGGAGGTTGTACAGACTACAGCCGCGAGCGCAGCAACAGCTGAAGCCACAGCATCATCGTACGAGGAAAAAGTAAACAAGCTCTACAATGCCATACTCCCGCTACTTTCTAACCTTAAAAAGAACCCGGAAAAGGATTATATTTACTGGCCTAATCGAACAGAGAAGGTCGAACAATTTGAAACGGTGATTGCCAACATTATTAAGTGAGTTGAATGAAAATTGCAATTTTGAACGATACACATACGGGTATCCGGAACTCTTCCGATATATTTTTAGATAATGCTGCTAAGTTTTACAATGAAACATTTTTTCCGTATCTTAAAGAATACGATATCAAACAGATTGTGCATCTAGGTGATTATTATGATAACCGAAAAGCCATCAATATTAAGTGTCTTCACCACAATCGAAAGCATTTTCTCGAACCTCTTCGAGACCTTAACGTTAGAATGGATATTATTCCTGGCAATCATGATACTTATTTTAAAGATACCAATAATCCAAACTCTCTTAAAGAGCTCCTCGGGTTCTTTATCAACGAAGTTGCAATCCTTGAAAAGCCAACAGTCCTTGAATACGGATCGTTAAAGTTTGCGCTGCTTCCATGGATGGCTAAGGATAACTGGGAAGAATCTGTAAACTTTATTAAGAACTGCAAAGCAGATATCCTTGGTGGACACTTTGACATCAAAGGGTTTGAAATGCTGCGTGGCATTAAATCGGATCATGGACTAGACTCTGAGATCTTTAATAGATTTGAAACAGTACTCTCTGGCCACTATCATACTAAAAGCAGTCAAGGGAATATCCATTATCTTGGTTCCCAGCTAGAGTTCTTTTGGTCTGACTGTAACGATAAAAAGTTCTTCCATGTTCTTGATACAGAGACCAGAGAAATCACTGCGATCCAGAATCCACATACTTTATTCAAAAAAGTTGTTTACAACGACACCAAGTATGATTATAATAGAATTCCAGACTTTTCAGGACACTTTGTCAAGGTAGTGGTAGTGAACAAGACTAGGCCTCAGATGTTCGAAGCATTCATCGATAAGCTGCAGGACCAGAACCTGCACGATCTAAAGATTGCAGAAAATTTCGACCAGATGATTGGATATGACGAACAGGTAGAGCTTGCTGTGGACGATACACAGACGCTCCTAGACGATTATATTGAAGCATCTGAGACTAATCTGGATAAGCCTAACCTTAAGCAAAAAATGAGAGATCTGTACACCGAAGCACAGTCGATTGAAATTTTATGATCCAATTCAATAGAGTGGCATGGAAAAATGAAAATGTATAAATACTATCATAAAGGAGATAGTGTATGCATTTATCGAAAGAAGATATTATTTGGTGGTCAACCCACGACTCCGAATCTATTCAGAAAAAATATAATATAAGCAAAGCAACCTATGGAAGAACTAAAAGAAAATATTCTATAGCTAATCCCAGAAAAATTGGTTCAGGTGCACCTAGAAAATACGAAGATAAGATATGTCCGGAGTGTTCTACTCCTCATAGGAATTCAGTATATTGTTCTCGTGAGTGTATGAACCAGTCAGAATACTTTAAAGAAAAACTGTCGACAATAGATAGAAGCTATATGCAAACGGAAGAATATCGCAAAACCTTAATGAAAGACAGTACCCCAGCCTATAAAAAGTACGCAGGAAAAGTTCATAGACTTACTCAAAAAATATATGAACAATATAAGAATGTAATTAATCCTAATGATTATCCTCGAACTGTATGTGGGATAGAGGGAGGATATCAATTAGATCATATTATCTCTATTAAATTCGGATTTGATAATAACATCCCACCTGAAGTATTGTCTGAAAAAGAAAATTTGAGAATGTTACCATGGAAAGAGAACCTGAAAAAAAGCCATATGATGATTTAGGATATGAAGAGCAAAAAGTATATTTACAAAGGGCTCAATATTTGATACAATATGGATATGTTGAAGGTAAAAATGAAGATGAACTTGCTAAAGAAATTTATAGCAAGCGGAGGATGTAGTTATCATAACGTTTAATGCCGTACGGTGGAAAAACTTCCTGTCCACCGGTAATACCTACACAGAGATTCAGCTGGATAGAGATAGTACTACGCTTATCGTTGGTGGCAACGGTGCTGGTAAATCTACTATGCTGGATGCTCTGTCTTTTGGTTTGTTTGGTAAGCCATACCGTAATATTAATAAACCACAACTGATTAACAGCATCAACAACAAAGACTGTAAGGTAGAGGTTGAGTTCACAGTAGGACCTAACCGCTATAAGGTCGTACGTGGTATGAAGCCGCAGATGTTCGAGATTCATCGTAACGGTGAACTGTTCAATGAAACGTCGCATGCTCGCGAGTTTCAGAAGATGCTTGAGCAGAACATTCTAAAGCTCAATCACAAATCGTTCCATCAGATCGTAGTGCTAGGTTCGTCATCATTCGTACCATTTATGCAGCTGTCTGCCAGTCAGCGTCGTGAGGTAATCGAAGACCTGCTAGACATCAATATCTTCTCTAAGATGAATGGTATCCTCAAAGAAGGTATTGCAGTTATCCGTGATAAGATCAACGACAAGAACCACCAGGTTGATCTAGTACGCAGCAAGATTGAAATGCAGCGGAAGTATATTCGGGATATCAAAACTCTTAACGAGGAAAAGATTTATGAAAAACAAACCGAAATCAAGGCGCAGGAGAATACAATTGAGCAGATCGAGCTTGAAAATGAAGAAATACAAGAAACTCTCCAGACAGCGTATGATCAGACAGAAGAACTTCTCAGAGTGGCTAATGAGTCTGCCGGAGTGGCCAGAGGAGAATCAGCCGGACTGAAGAAAGATATTTCAACCCTAGTTAAAGAGAGTAAGTTTTTCGATGAAAACGATGTTTGTCCGACTTGCACGCAACAGATTACAGAAGATATTAAACATGAGAAGAAAGCGGAGATTGCAAAGAAGGCCGAAGAAGTCCAGAGCTCGTATCAGAAGGTAAACGACGATATTAAGAACTACCAAGAGCAAGTAGAGAAACTAACCGCACAGGCAGAAGAACAAAGAAAGCTGAATACTCAACATAGTGAAAACACACTAAAGATCTCTTGGGCACATAAAGCTATTGCTAAGCTTGAAAAAGAGATTGCACAGGTATCAGATACCAAAACCAATATCGTAGAGGCAACCACCGAGCTAGATAACTATATTGATGAAAAAGATTCTCTGATCACTGAGAAGATGGAACTGGATCAGGAGCACGACTACTCCAAGGCAATGATGGAGATGCTGAAGGATACTGGCATCAAGACCAAGATTATCCGTCAGTACCTACCAGTCATGAACAAGTACATCAATAACTATCTACAGACCCTAGACTTCTTCGTGCACTTTGAACTGGATGAGGCATTCAACGAAACCATCCGATC